TGCCATGCTAACGGGTACAATTAGTACCCAGGGAAGTACATCCATACTGACCACAACAGGCACAACCAGTACATCAACCTACTATATGCCTAATAATAATCCTTTGAATCTTCCTGATTACTTAGGATTTAATCAAGCCGGACAGATCATTAATCCTCACCAGGATTATGAATCTTTTAAAGACATGATGGATAAGTACAAAGCCAGTGCTAATCCAACCACTGCATCGGAAAGCCTGGAGAAAATGATCTCCGATATGGAAGGTTCCGATAACGAGCTGCAGCAAACTGCTGTCAAGCACATGAAGTACGCAAAAGCATACCTGGATAAGTTAATGCTGGATGCGATAAACGAACGATTGTAATGGCCATTGTAAACCAAATAGAAAAACGCGTGCAAATGGACAACTGGGACATCATTAAGTACCAGATCCTGACCCACTGCTACCTGCAGAAGATCATCTTATCCGAAGCAGACCTGAACTGCCTGACCTTTCTGGCATTCCTGGGTGAAGCTGAGCTGACTCACTTCTGTAACCAGGCAGCTGACAGGAAGATCTTTCAGTCTCCACAGACTGTAAGGAATGCGCTGAACAAAGCCGAGACCAAAAATCTCATTACCAAGGAAGGAAAGAGCAAGAAAAAGATTGCGATCCATCCTGACCTAAAGGTACAGACTACCGGAAACATACTGCTCGACTATAAATTCCTGGCCGTTGAGACCCAAAAAGTGTAAAGACCTCTATGAAGAGGTGTCCAGTCAGGCAGAAGCTACCCTGGACGAAGTAAAGGCGGTATCGGAATTCTTCTGGGCAGAGGTCCGGGAATCCCTGGTCAACCTAAAAGATGTGAAAGTCCACCTGACCAACCTGGGCGACTTTACCGTAAAGCACTGGCTGATCGATAAAGAGCTTAAGAAGTGTGAAGCCCTGGCGGAACAACGGAAAGGATCAGCACCGATCGGTATCCAGATGGCACAGCGCATGACCATGCTGAACCAGGTGAAACAAATGCACCAGGAAGAAGCGCAACGTAAAGAATTTATCTACAACCATAAAAAACTGACCAATGAGAATAAACAAAGAAAGTCTTCTGAGAGCCTGGAAAAGTAAGAATCAGATTCTGGAAGGGATCGTCAACAAGATCTTTAAAAACGACGACATAGAGCAGATTGCTGAAGAGCGTCTGGCAATCTGTGAGACCAACCTATGTGGGTACTATGATGCAGACGGATCTTCTGAACGTGCAGTTATGAAAGGTAAGCCATCCTGTGCCGGCTGTGGTTGCGCACTGGAGCTGAAAGTACGCTGTATGAGCTGCCACTGTCACTTGAAAGATGAACAGCAACATCCTTTATGGGAAGCTGTACTCTCACCTGCCGAAGAAACCCTATTACGCGAAAGATTAAACGCAGCCAATGAGCAGCCGCAAGCAGATCAAACTGTGGAAGGATAATATCAGGTTGAGCTTGGTGTACCCTGTTTATAAACAAAAGACTACGTACACCAAGATGCCGGACGGAGAACTCATCCCGGAACGCAGAGAAACGCTGGTGAAAGAGATCACGCTGCAGAAATGGTTCAAACGAGATGCCATTACCTCTGTAGAAGAGTATATCACCAGCAAGAATAAGATAGCCAAGAGCAGAAGTATTGTTCATGACAAGTATACCGGGAAGTCGTTTGCTACATACCACAGCCCGGAAGACATTATGCGTGTCACTGAACAACCCAAACATCCTATAGGATTTACCAAATGAGTCTAATATTCAAACCTGAGAAACACGAATACGTTTCGGTAAATGAAGAACCAATTGACTGGATCAGTGTCACCAGCCTGATCAGCCATTTTAAACCCAAGTTTGACGCTGAAGCACAGAGTATAAAGTCAGCCAAGAACAAGAAGTCCAAGTGGTACGGCATGTCACCGGAAGATATCCGGACCGCCTGGTCTAACGAAGCCAACCGGGCTACAACACTGGGAAGCTGGTACCATGATCAAAGAGAATCTGACATCTGTATGCTGGACTCCCTGAACGTAGCCGGAAACGTATTACCCATCTTTAAACCACAGGTAGAAGAATCCGGAATCAAGTACGCTCCGGATCAGAAACTGGTAGAAGGTGTATACCCGGAACATATGGTGTATCTGAAGTCTGCAGGTATCTGTGGTCAGTCTGACCTGGTACAGGTCTATGATGGTAAAGTATACATCACAGACTACAAGACCAACAAGGAGATCAAGACAGAAGGATTTACCAACTGGGAAGGTATTACCGCTAAGATGTCAGGACCGGTGTCCCACCTGGACGACTGTAACCTGCAGCATTATACCCTGCAGCTGTCGATCTACATGTACATTATCCTAAAGCACAACCCTAAGTTAAAGCCAGGAAAGCTGACCATTCATCACATCCAGTTTGAAGAAGCCGGTAGAGACAAGTTTGACAACCCGATCACAGCACGTGACGAGTACGGTGAGCCGGTCCTGAAAGACATTGTGGTGTATGACCTACCATATTTAAAAACCGAAGTAATCTCCATCATCCATGAGCTTGGTAACAATCGCGAGAAGTATTCTAAAAAAATTTAACCATAGTGCTAAAGATATTAGTATGAGACCACCCTTACTGGTGACCAGAGAAATGGAAGGAGAGATGATGGCCAGGTTAATTGGTGACGTAAAGGTCCTGTTTCCTGACCTTAATCCTACCAATACCATAGTGGTAATGGTTTCACCCGATTACAGTGCCACAGTGGCCATGCATATGGCGCATGCCTTAAGTAAAGACGGGGAGATGTGCGACCTGATGATGGTGGATGTACCTTACCCGGACCAGGATAAACGGGTATTTGTCAGAAAGCTGGCCAGACAACTGATACTGGCGGAGAAAATCTACCAGAATTACCTCTTGGTAGAAGCTGGGATCATCCGCGGTGGGAACTACAGCTGGATCTGTGAAGAGATGTCCAAGTATATCCCGCAGGATAGCGACATCATTACTACAACACTGTACGAGAATGTGCACAGCAAATTTAAATGCGACATCGTAGCGGCACACTACGATGACAAACTGGAAGACCTCACCTTTTACTATGAGGAATATAATAAGCACTGGGACTAATGGTAAGACTATTTGATGTACAAAACGGTAAAGTGATCGCAACAGAACACTGTTACACGTTGAAATTTTTAAAGACAATCATAGACGAACATCCGGAGGATTACATGAAGATCCTCTCGTTTGTGTTCTACATGAGCTGTCCTAATCCGGATCTTAACCCGTTCTTTCATTTCAGAGAAGAAGACAAGGAAGAGATCATTTACGAGGAGGTAGACGGAGACTTTGACTTAGAAGATCCGTTAATCATCCATGCCATTGCGATGGCCAAGAAAATGTACGAGACCGAAACCTCTCGCGCCTACCAGGGTATTAAACAAGCTCTGGACAATATTGCCACGTATATGTCCAAGACGACCATTACAGACGGTCGCGACGGAAACATCTCCCAGATTGCCAACATGGCTAAAAACTTTGACGCCATACGCCAGTCCTACAAGGGAACCTTTAAAGACCTTATCGAAGAACAACAATCCTCAGTACGCGGAGGGCAGTCATTAGCGTATGACCAATAACCATGAACGAACCTATGATCCAATTCATCTTTCATTATAATCCGTACAACAAGCAGTGGGCTTGTGTACACAGAGACGGTTACCTGGACTACATGAACGGGAAAGCTTCCTATGAACATGTATTCTACGCTGACTCTATTGATACGCTTCTAACCCTATTCCAAGATGACCTTAAGAAAAACGATTCTACGCAAGACGAAGAAAAAAAGTAAAAAATGTTTTACCACGATTGACTTACCCATCTATGGAGGTTGGGTGATGGTATCCATAAACCAGACAGATACCGAGTTTCTTAAATCCTACATGAAAGAACGTGGTATAACAGATGTTACAGCTGCCCAGGCGGCAGTCAGTTGTGTACAGCAGGAGGTAGAACAGGAGCTTGGAAAGACCGCACACTTTATGGGAAACTGTATGATTCGTGTGTACAGCGAACTAACGGGTCCGGTCAACTATAACACGCTGGTTCATGAGCTGTTTCATGCAACAGACTTTATGCTTGACTACCGTGGATTAAAGTTAGTTGACGGATCTGATGAAGCTTACAGCTACCTGATCGGGTATCTGATGGAAAAAACTATGGAAGCTTACAAATGACCCCTTACTTAACCGTACCTACATATGACAATGGCTCCTGGACCGAGACGGTATTTTATACCCGTGACGAGTTCAAAGCCTTTGTCCTATCCATTTTTAAAGAACCTGGTAAATATGACTTCGATGAGACAGCGTTCATCTTTAATGAACAAGGTCGCTATTTTCAAAAGAACGGCTTCTATTGCGCGGCACCGTTCAAGTCGAAAGATTTTCTCCTCTATTGGGATGAACAAAAGAAACGCTGCCGTACCGGTGTCATTTTTAAGAATGACGGTAACACATGGTATATCTCTCGTGACTATTACATGTGGCTTAATTTCCTCCCGATCTATGACAAGGAAGAGAAGCGTTTTGACTTTGCGAAGGTCCGTGACGCGCAGTATCACATCGCTCTATACGAGCAACTGGCCGAGCTACATTATAAGCACGCTATTATCCTGAAGAAACGGCAGATTGCCTCCTCTTATTTCCACATGGGTAAACTGATCAACCAGTACTGGTTTGAAGAAGGATCCGTAAATAAGATCGGGGCGTCCCTGAAAGACTATATCTCGGAGAAAGGATCCTGGAAATTCTTAAACGAATACCGGAACTTCCTGAACGAGCATACCGCCTGGTACCGTCCGTCAGAACCCGATAAGATCTTCTCCTGGCAGCAACGCATTAAAGTGCGTATAAACGGTCGGGATACGTACAAAGGTAACAAGAGTACCATCACTGGTACATCGTTCGAGAAAGACCCCACCAATGGCGTCGGTGGACCCGTTACGTACTTCTTTCATGAGGAAGCAGGTATTGCTCCTAAGATGGATGACACCTATGGTTTCATGCGACCTGCCATGCGGTCCGGTATGATCACAACAGGTATGTTCATTGCAGCAGGATCTGTCGGTGATCTCGATCAGTGTGAGCCGATGAAAAGATACGTGATGTATCCGGAGGACAACGATTTCTACGCGGTAGACTCAGACATCATAGATAAAGAAGGCACAGTGGGTAAGACAGGATTATTTATTCCTGAACAATGGTCTATGCCTCCGTTTATAGATGAGTACGGTAACTCTCAGGTCGAAGCTGCCCTGGCAGCCCTGGACGCAGAGTTTGCGTCGCTGAAGAAAAAACTGGAACCCGGAGCATACCAACTGGAAGTATCCCAGCGACCACGAACCATTGAGGAAGCTTTTGCCACCAGGAAGGAAGCTAAGTTCCCGACGCACCTGGTGTCCCGGCAGATGCAGCGTATTACTGATAAGGAGTATCCGGTCGAATATGTAGACCTTGAAATGGGAGACAACGGGGTAGTGACCCAGAAGAACTCTCGCAAAATCCCGATCTCCGAGTTTCCGATCTCTAAAAAGACCGAAGACAAGGAAGGCGTCATCTGTATTTACGAAAGACCGATGAAGGATGTTCCATGGGGAACATATTACGGCTCCATTGACCCCGTCAGTGAAGGAAAGACCACGACCTCAGATTCACTATGCTCCATATTCATCTATAAGAACCCTATTGAGGTGACCAGGGATGAAGGCGACGGTAAGATCACCAACTACATTGAACGCGATAAGATCGTGGCCAGCTGGTGTGGCCGGTTTGACAACATTGAAAAGACTCACGAACGACTGCTGTTGATCATCGAGTACTACAAAGCCTGGACCATTGTCGAGAACAACGTGTCCCTGTTCATTCAGTACATGATCTCTAAACGTAAACAAAAGTACCTGGTACCCAAAGACATGATCCTGTTCTTAAAAGACATCGGATCCAACCGTAACGTGTTCCAGGAATACGGGTGGAAAAATACCGGTACCCTGTTTAAGAACCATTTATTGTCCTACGGGGTACAGTTCTTGGAAAAAGAGCTGGACCTGGAAACCGATCCGGACGGAAAGGTCACCAAGATACACTACGGTGTGGAACGGATCCCGGATCCTATGCTGCTAAAAGAGATGCAGGCATACCAGGACGGGGTCAACGTCGATAGACTGGTGGCATTTTGTTCCCTGGTAGCCTTTGCAGAAGTACAACAATCTAACAGAGGTCTGGCAAAACGTGTAGAGGTTGTAAATTCTAAATTGGAGAACTCGCAAAAAATGAGTAAATTATCTATGAGGTCTCCTTTTAAACATATGGGTCAGTCGGGTCAACCACAGTCCGGTATGCAGAAGTCAAGAAGTCCTTTTAAAAACATAAGATAGATCCGACCTATGGGCCAAAACCGATCTGAGAAACACAGTGAGATCACTGCTCAAATCCAGGAAGATAAAGTGCGAAAAAGAGCACCGATCAACTTCCAGTTACAGTTGAACGAGGAACAGAAGAAAGCGAAAGAGGTCATTTTAGCCAATACGGTAACCATCTTATCAGGTATGGCCGGCAGTGGTAAAACCTTACTAGCCTGCCAGGTAGCCCTGGACATGCTGTTTAAAAAAGAGGTTAAGAAGATCGTCATTACCCGCCCCACGGTGAGTAAAGAAGAAATTGGATTCCTGCCTGGTGACCTGAACCAGAAAATGGAGCCGTGGATGCAACCCATCTACTCCAACTTCTACCAGCTCTACAACAAAGAGAAGATCGATAAGATCATAAAAGATGAGCTTGTTGAAATCGTGCCGGTTGCGTTCATGCGCGGAAGGACTTTTTTAGACAGTGTTGTTATTGTAGATGAGGCACAAAACTGTACCAATGAGCAGATGAACATGATCATCTCGCGCCTGGGTGTACGAAGTAAAATGATCATCTGCGGCGATACTGCCCAGGTGGATTTAAAATATAAAGGCGACAGCGGATTTAAATTCCTGCTGACCGTCAGTAAGAAAGTAAAAGACGTAGCCGCGGTGTTCCTAACCACCAACCATCGTCACCCCGTTGTGGAAGCCATGCTTGCCTTATACGACGAGCTGTTTGACCACAAAAAAGAAGGTAATAAATAATTTAATGTAAGTAGACGATGCAGATCTATAATGCTCTTGACCTAAAATCCGGTAAGAAAACGGAATACAACAAGATGGGTACGCTCACCCAACCTATCCAATTTCTGCCGTATAAGGAAAAAGACGACGAGTGGCGTGCGTGGAACCTGGACTGGTTAGAGTTCCAGGGGATGAAACAACTACGCCGTAACTCACGCCGGCTGATGAAAAACTACAAGCTGGCTAAAGGTATTATAGACAAGAAAGACTACATCATCGAGGAAGACAACGAGATGATGGACCTGGTGGAAACACTGATGAAAGAAGACGAGTCAGCACTAGAGCTGAAGTTCTACCCGATTATCCCCAACGTCATTAACGTTCTGTGTTCTGAATTTACGAAACGCTCTTCTAAGATCATGTTCCGTGCCGTTGACGATATCTCTCATAACGAGATGCTCGAAGAAAAACGTGCCATGGTAGAACAAACACTGATCGGCCAGGCTACACAGAAGCTTGCTTTTAAATTAGCCTCCGCTGGTATGGATATGGAGTCAGAAGAAGTACAAGCTCAATTGGCTCCGGATAAACTTAAGAGCTTACCAGAGATCGAGCAGTTCTTCAGAAAGGACTACCGATCTATGC